TTATACTACAAATTAGCGCCAAAGTCAAGCTCATACTTCATTACCCCAATAATCCCAACCAGGTCTTGGTTTTGCTCTTGCAAATAGTTCAATGTAAGGACCATCAACTAAGTCCTCTATATCTTTATGTATAAGTGGTTTTTGACTATGTTTTTGTCTTTGTGATATAATTAATTGATTTATACTTTTTGATTTTCTTTTTGGTCTACCTTTAGTTGCAAGTAAACACATTTCAGGATTACCTCTAGTCCAATAACCTAAACCTGTAAAAAATCCTAAAGTATTTCTATTAGTCTTCGCCCATGTAAAACCTACTGTTTTAAATTTAAAACCCCAGGCGTCTATAACTTTAAACGCCTGGTCTAACATAGGGTCACATACCCACATTAAAAGGACTGAATCTGGCTTTGCAATCTCACTAACATTCATAGCACAAATGTCCGCAAGACTCATAACAGGATAATGTTTTTCAGGACTTTTATCCTTGCCTTTGTCTGACCTAGTTTTAAACTGCCATGGTGGGTCTGCATAAACAACACCGTATTTTTTATTTGGTAAATTATCCAAAGAAACTCTCCTCATTTTTATTTAAAGAATTACAAAACTGTTCACAACTAACAAATTTTAAATCAAAATTATATACTCTAGCTAAATCTTTACAATGTTCTAATACATGATTAGATACTTTATGGTCACCTTGTATAATAGAAACATTATCATATTTGTATTTCTTATAATATTTCCATATTTTATGAGGCAATTTTTCCTCTACACTACCACCTACATTTTGATTTGTGCAATCGGCATAAACTTTACCTTTATCTGTTTCAATAATAAAATCAATCTCAAAAGAACCTGTTTTAGCTCTTTGATAAGATAAATTATTTAAGACACAATGTAGTTGCACTTTATCCTCTAACTCTTGACCACTTATATTAATAGGATTATCCAAAGAAATTCTCCAAACTAGCTTGTGGTTCTGCTTTCCAATTTATTGCGTCTAATATAAAACGCATAGGGTCAAGGAAAGTTTTTTGAAATTGTATCTCATAGTCAACATAATCATTTAACTTAAATTCTGGTGGTAATTTACTCATATAACTTATAACATCAAACTTAAATGGATTTGCTTCTTTTAATTTAAGAAACTTAATCTTATCACCATCTTGTATATAAGGATATTTCATACCAAGTTTATGTATTTTAAGTTGATGATTATATATCAATGCACCTTTAACATGAATAGGAGAACCTTTAATAAAAATACTACTATCACTTTTATATTTTCTAATATTATTACAACTTCTAGGAAAAGCAATTGATTCTGGCGGTAAATTTAAAAATTCTTTTTTAAAATCTGCAATAAAATTATGTAAATCTGTTTGTTCTTTTGCCATTATTATTTTAATAGCTTCTTTAATTTTACCACGACAGACCTGAGGTGTGCTAGACTTGACTGCTTCTATACCCATAAGTTTAAGTTTAGGGTCAGCAAGTCTTACGCCTTCTTCGTCTAGCACATTCAACATATACCTCTTTTTGGCCACCCAAATACCTTTGTTTGCTATGACTTCTCGTTTCATAACCATTGCATTTTTAAAAGCATTTGAATAATCTGCAAGTTCATTAAAACATTTTTCAATATATGGTTCTAATTTTTGTTCACATACTTTATTTAAGAAGTCTGTAATTTGTTCATTTGTTTTACCTTGACAAGTTTTTTCTACAAGTTTACCAAATCTTACATAGATTGAATCAGTATCAGAGGCAACAATATAATCTATGTGGTCTTTTGTTTGTAATACATTATTTAAATATTCATTAACTTTCTTTTCAATAAATCTAATAATAAACTGACCAGCAGTTGTAATACCACTTGCCTGTCTTACATCATAATATCTAAAGTATTGATTACCAACTGCACCATAAGCTGAGTTCAAGGCAATCTTTTTTGACCATTGTATATTATGACATCTTGCAATCTCTTTTACTAGTTTAGGGTCTTTTGTTTTTTGATATTCTTGTTTTGCCTTAATCATTCTTTTTTTAAATACAACACGGTCATTATACATTTTTTCCATCATCTCAGGTAAAAAACCTTGACTATCTGTTTTAAACTTTGCACCATTAGGAGTAACACAAGCGCCTTCAGTTTTAAGAAAATTTAAAGGCACTTTCATGTCAATCATTTTATTTACATTAATGCCTTGACTAGATTCACCTAGTATTTTTTCTGGTGATATATTATATTGTATAATAATATGAGGATATAGAGAGTTAATATCAAACGAAACAATCCAATCATGGCCACCAAGTATAGGTTCTTTTACATAAGCACCTTCATATTTTGTTTCTTTACTATGTTCTTCTCTTGGTGGCACACATATATTCTTTTGCATTAAATGGTTTGCAATCAATGTGTCCCATACTCTAACTTGTGAGAATATATCATCATAGTTTACTTTTGAATCATATGCAACTGTTAATGATAAGTCAATAAGGCCAAGTTTATCTTCTAATGCGTCAACAATTTCAACATCTTGAATATTATAGTCTATAAATTTTTGAAAGTCTTTTGTATAGAAATCTTTAAATGTATCATAAGGGTTTTCATTTTTAGGTTGATTAAGTTCTAACTCACCGATAAAGTCAAGTTTGTAACTCTCTTGTCTTGTTGGTATAAACCATTTGTATAAGTCAAGATAGTCTAACATTGCAACACCAAATACATCATAAACTGTTTGAGTTCTACCTTTTACAGTAATTTCTAATCTATTAATAAGATTCCAAGGTGATATTCTACTTGCAACTTTATCGCCTGCAACTAATTTTAATCTATTTACTAGATAAGGTAAGTCAAAGAATTTTGTATTCCAACCTGTAATAACATCTGGATGATTTTTAATCCAAAACTTCATAAACTCAAACATAAGTTCTTTCTCATGTTTACACTTTACATAAGTTACATCTGGCCTATCATGTACAAAATCACCGACACCCCAAGTTAGTATCTGTTTATTAGATTGATTTTTTACAGTAAGACAAATAATTTCTTCAATAGGATTTTCTACATCTGGAAAACCATTTTCACAAGTTGTTTCTATATCTAATGTAAATATTTTAATTAAGTCTTTATCCCATTTTATATCTTCAGGATGTTCTTGACCAATATACTGATAATGGTATCTTTCTAAACCATAGATAGGTGAATTAGATGTAGCGACTTCTTTTTTAAATTTACGAGCTGCGTCTATACTTGTAAACTCAATAGGTTTTAAATACTGACCTTGTAAAGTTTTATATACAGAATGTTCTTGTGTCAAACCATATAAAGTAGGACCAAAGTTTATTCTTTCTTTGTATTCTTTACCATCATGTATACCTCTAACTAGAAGTTTACCTTTATGTTCAATTACATTTTTATAAAAGTTCATCATTCCTCAAGTGTGCAATTAATCCATCATCATCTTTTGTCAAAACTATTTGACAAGCTAATCTACTAATACCATCTTTATATCCTTTTTCATATTCTAATAGTTCTATCTCTGGTGTATTATTACTTATTTTGCCATGTTTGGCAAGCCACCTTTCATCTATATGTACATGACAGGTACAACAGGCACAAGAGCCGCCACAATCTGCCGGTATTTCAGGTATATCAATCTTTGAATAAAACTTTGCAGCTTCCATCAAAGAAGCGCCTGTATCTACTTCTACTGGTATCTTACTACCATTTCTAACAAAGTAAACTGTTATCATTAAAGTTTAGGTACTTTAGTTTCAGTTATTAATTCTGCTTGAGGTGTTATAATTTTACTTGTATTTTTTTGATAAGAAGCAAGAATTTCTTTTTTAGGTTTTACAATCGCAACTACTTTATCTGCTGTCACCGTTATTTTCTCCTCGTCTGCAAATGGCATATAAGGCGTCATCATTAATTGAACAGGTTGACCTGGTGCTGATTGAGTTGGTATTATTGTAAATGGTTTTTCGAAGTTATAATTTCCCATAGTATCTTTTTCTACTTTAGAAATCACATCTTCACCAGTTGACATTCTTGCAATTTTCACATCTGACATAATTTACTCCTTGGTTATAATATATCACAACTTGACTTATTAGTCAATGCTGTATTTAGTTGTTATCACATATTTTCTTTGTGGGTTGACCATAACATTTAATCGTTTCATAAATGCTCTGTCAAGTAAGATAGGTGTTCTATCTTCTCTATCATCAATGGTAAATTCTACATCTTTATAGAAACCACCAGCGAATTCTACATCTAATTTTATTACATAACGGTCTTCATCATAATCTCTCAAACCGCCAACATTTATATTTTCAACTCTAACTATATTACTTGTAATTGTTTTACCTAATAAAGACCATGTAACTTTTTTATTTGACATAGGTTTAATTTTATCAGCGTGAATAACTGGCATACCTGAATTACCTGTATCAAACTTTGATATTAATTCGCCAAAAGGTTTTATAGTTAATATTTCTTTAAAACCACATTCAGTAGGTACTGTATATCTATTTTCTGATTTTGCAAAGTGTGTGATTACTTCTTTTGCAATATTCATATTAGTAGCGTCTTCAATACCCTCTGTGCCTGGTGATGAGTTTACTTCTAACATATAAGGTGGTAGACTCTCTCTATTCTTACTAGGTATAAAATCAACAGCAGTCCAATAACCACCAACTGCTTTAGAAGCTTTTAAACATTCTTCTATTTCTAATTCTGTTAACTTAATATTTTGTGGTTTAGAACCTTGCGATACATTAGACCTAAAATCTCCTTCGATTACAGGTCGTTTCATAGCCGCTAAAAATTTACCACCTAATATATGTACTCTAACATCATATTCTGTTTTGATATATTCTTGTACTAATAAATCTGCGTCTTCATCTTGTTTATGAATAAGTTGTACAATAGAATCTAAACCTCTTTCACTATCTAAAAATAAAACACCGACACCTTTACTACCTCTTAATGTTTTCATTATAAGAGGAAACTTAATGTCGGCTTGTTCTACTTGGTCAATAGATTTTTCGGGGTCGTTAATTAATTTTGTTTTAGGTTGTGTTAAACCATAATCTGCAAGTCTTAATGCTGTTCTATATTTGTCAGCACACACATTAATTGTAGTTCTAGGATTTACAAGTGTTGCATTTGCTCTCTCTAATATAGATACAAAGTCCATCCAACTATCTTTTCTAGTGATAGAACCTCTTACAACTGCAACGGTCATAGCGCCAACTTCAAAACCTTTTTTATCGTCTTTGTTGTGAAACTTACGGATACCGTTTTCAAATGTAGTATAACCACCTGTAAGTTTAAATAGATAATGTGGATAACCTAACTTATCACATTCTTCTTTTAATCTATCAGCAGTATGAAAAGTCTTTGCTTCTTCAGGCTCATCTGTAATAATCAATAGCCTTAAAAAAGGTTTTTCTTTTTTATCTTCGGTAATATAATCTTTAAAATTAGCTACTTGCATTTTCATTACTTTGATTAGGACTTTCTTTTTCATCAACTTTCTTACCAATATTATATTTGGCAGATAAGTTCCACTCTTTTTTTTCTTTAAATGGTAAAACCTTTATTTGACTTAATGGCGC